CTCATCACACTGATCGTATGCGTCTTCATGTAAATCACTGCAAGCTTCTTCAATCACATTGGCTGCATCAACAGAAATATTCTCAACAGAAGTTACCCATAATCTTACCGGTCTTTCATCACCATCTTTTTCATGATTACATACATAATCATCAAAGAAATCGTCAACTGTGTCATAATACTCATCAAACTCTTCACAGTACAGCATTGTGTCTACATCTTTTTCATCAACCGATACTGCTTTGGAGACTTTCTCATTCCGCTTCTTTATTCTCTCTTCTTCATCGACTTTCTTCTGTCCTTCACAGTCGCAATGTAAATAAGCTTGATTTTTATAAGGCTGTCCACAATACGGGCATAACCGCTGTACTCCGTTATAACAGCTCTGACAGAACGAAAGAGCCTGATGTTTGTATGGAAAAAGATATTTTCTGCCAGCTTCAGAGTTGTCGCCTTCAATCCCATAAACATTATCTGCAATTCTCATTCCAAGACCATTGCAGACAGGACAAATTCTTTCATGTTCTGTTAGATCTTTAATAAGAATTTTAGGGAACGATTTTTGAATTGCTTCATGAAGATTTACTTTTTCTCTGTGTGTTAAATTATTCATACTGTCATCCTTCTACAATTAAAATATCATTTATCTTATCTACCAATACTGTCGGATCACTTGACATACGACATACAAATTCATCATTATAATAAACTTCATATACTTCATCATATTCTGGTCTTCCCCAGCAATCACATCCATTTACGACTTCAGTTTTCTCTATACGAAATATATTAATCACCTCTCAAGAAAGAAAAATTTCGTATCTATATACATATCCCATTTTACTACTCAGAGTATTGCAATTTTAATCCATGAAACTCAAACTCCTTTCGTACTTGTATATTCTCTTTTTAGTTACATCATTTCTGTGATTTCTATTATGCTGAGAATCAGCCAACATAATCCTGAACAAGACCAAAGAAATTTAGACACTTTATTCTCATTGGCAATTACATTAGCCGCACAAAGAATTACCAATAAGATGTGTAAAAATAGTAAAGACATATATATTTCTCCTTAAATTACCAATCCAATGAAAGATTGGTTTGCTTAGAAATATTTCTTTGCATCGTTAGATGTATGTACATCTTCTGGTTTTATGATTACATTTCGAGAAAAGAAATATCTATTATCAATATTTAAAACATACATAAAAGTCATGTTTCCAAAATCATCAACAACTTTTCCAGCCATATGACCAAAATAAATCTCATCTTTATCCAATGGCTTAAAACAACATAATTTACCAAGTTCAATGTCTGCTTTATTATCTTGAAATCCATAGCTGTTTGTTGTGTATGTTTTCTTTTCTATTTGTTTTTCTGTCTGTTTTACATACTCGAAAGCTCTTAACTCATCTTTTCCAAGCCATTTAATCCATGCGCCACAATCATCACAATAAAGCCCTGTATTATTACCTTTTACTTCAGTATGTAGTGAAGTACTTCCACATTTCTTACAACAATTCTGATACATAATTTCACCTCCAGTATATTATTCTCCAAACTCACAAGTATCACATGTTGAAAAATACTTATCATGGTCTATGCAGCATTGTGGTCTATTGTCATTTTCGCTTATTTTCAACGCTATCTTCTACTATACAAAAAGCTCTACGCTATTAATAACATCCGTTGTTCTTACTCCTTTGTGTCGCACTCATGAAATCTCGTGAGCATCAGATATTTGTCTTCGCCAAAAATTTTACGCCATCTTTTTTGCGCCGCTTCTGTGCCCCAGCCAAACGGCAGCATATGATAATTGATTAAAAAACAGCGCTCCAAAACCGTGTCCTTGTCAAGGTCCACGCGGTTTATCAGGTTCATCAGCATCACGTATGATCCAAAAGATTCGTGTCCAAAATAGTGTGCGACACCATTATCATCAGATGTTTGCGTATACAACTTCCCGACATCGTGAAATAACGCAGCAAGATTATAGGATTCCGAATATCCACAGTCGCTAAACCTTGCCATAACCTCTACAGCGTGACCACCTAGATCTTTATCATGATGCGGATTTTTCTGGTCAAAACCCATCATCGCAAGCAACAGTTTGTTTGTCTGGTCGCTCCGGTACAGGCGATATTTGTTTTGAATTTGAATATCATCCCAACCCTCTTCATAAAAGGGAATCTGAAATTTTCGAATTTGTTTATCCAATACGCTTTCCGGGACTGGATGTTCTCGCTTCATGTTATGTTCCCGACATATTTCAAATGGTTTGGCGCATATGATACAAATTTTCTCTACGTCCAATCTGCGAGTCATATTCAAAATTCTCAGTCGCGACTTAATTAAAAGATTCGTGGCGTCGGCAATCGCATTTTTTCCTTCTTCCAAATTTTTTCGAATCCTCTGGTGGAAAATTTCGAACACTTCATTATTTCTCGACTGATCCTCGATCTTCCCGGTTAATTCCTCTCGTATCGCATCCGAAGAAACAATGACTGTGTTTTCGCCACTTTCTGCTAGTTGGGCGGCGAGAGTAGATTTCCCACTCCCGCTCAAACCAACCAAAACATATAGCTTCGGTTTATCCATTGCAAAATCCTTTCATTATGAATTTTTTAAGAGATATTCCCTCGAAACATTTTTGAAACTCTTCTGTCCGAGTTGATCTCTATATACACAACCTTCTCTTTTCACACTTGGATTAATCAAACTATTGCCGTCCGCCAGCAACTTCATCTCTTCCATCGTCTTCGGCAACTTAAAATTCCAGTCAACTACCGGTACGTGCTTGAAGCCGTGATTTTCACAATACTCGCTCATAGTTTTCGTGCTCTGGCGCTTACCGTCGATGATAAGATTGAACACATATAGATCGCTCTCTTTCAGCTTGTACGGGTTGCCCTGCACATTGCCAACACCTTCACCTTGAAGCACAACCCTGTCATAGCCACCGGCGAAAGCCAGCTTGGTTAATTTCTCCTCGATGTTGTATTTGTCTGCCAGCTCCCAGTAGATATTAGATTCGTGGTAACACTCCTGGTTTCTGTCTGCCTGCCGCACATTCCGGCTGCATACGATAAACTCGAACTTATCTTTGTTCTTTTTGGGGCGGTTCACGGCGTAGGTGCAGGATGTTCCGTCCACCTTTTCTGATACCACCCATTCCTCATCGCTGTCGAGATAGAATGGACAATTCTCGATCCTCGTTTCGTCAGTTTTGACAATCTAATTTGGGAACCCTTTCGGATCGTCTTTCTTCTTGCCGAAAAATACGAATAAGAGTTTTCTTCCCCAGTCGCGTTTCATCAGCCATCTGAACCATTTTTTCTTTGCAAGAGATTTGTGGCGAGCTGCCATAGATTTGTACTTCGCGTTCGGATCGACTTTATTCGTCTTTCTGGCGATGTCATCCGGTCGATAGTATGTGATGTGTAGTTTTTCAGTTACATCGGCGCCGATCGGTTTTCCCATCACTTCCGGAAATAACGTCGCTGGCATTGCCAAACCCTGAGAGATGATGCTGAATTTGTCAAGTTTGAGCGTTTTGATCTTAAATTTTCTTTTTGCCAGAAATGCAAATCGCTCGTCTGACTCCGGGCATTTGCTGTCGATTTCGATATATACAGCGATGTCTCCTGGCTTAAATTCATCCTTTTTGGCGATGCATACCCAACCTAACACGCCAATCAGCTCAATGTTATCTGCGCCTTCAATCGGTTTGACCCACTCAATTTTTTCGATGTGAGCCAGTGCTCTTTCTTTATTTTCCAAGCTCCTTATTTCGTAGGTAACGCGCGTTTTAACCCAGGAACTCTACTTGTCCTTTCTTTAGATTTTTATTGGAATCCAATGAATTTTGTGATATGATATTTAGAAATGCCACGGAGGAATTTAACGAGTCAGAATCCACGATCAAATACAGTGTTCACATATGGGGTATAATGCTGTTTTTGAAAGGGGTGATGCCTATGGTATCAGATATTGCAACTTCCATCTCATTTACTTGCTTAGTTTTACTCAAAATTGTTGACTCTATTACTCTGACCCGTCTCCCTACCAGACCAATAATCCCCGTCCTCGATTATTGATATGAACCTCTACGGGTTCGCCCATTCTTTATTTCAGGATTTTTGCATCCAAACAGTTCTTGCACAGCTCATAAATCATTCGGGCTGTATTTTCTTTTTTGCAGAAGTAGATATGCATATTATTCCTTGCCTGCCACGTTATCAGCGTCCGAATGAAGGAATCTGGATTGAATTCCGATCGATACTTGTGTTCGAAAATTCCGTCGATACCGTCGTCCTCTATTACCAGATAAGCCCGTTCGACGTTGATCATCCGGTTAAATTCCTTGAAGATTCTTTCGCCGTCATCAGAAGCACTGGCAAGATTACCAGCCAGCTCCGATAAGCTGTTTTTCTTCTCGATCACAATTTCATCCGTAAAATACGTGTCGTAGGCAAATCCCAATTCCGGGCAAGCGCGAATCATAAAGCTGTAATCTCCGGTTTTGAGAGCTTTTTTTTGATACTGCAACCCAGCCTTTTCAAACGCCGACAAAATATGCTCATTCTTTTGCTCACGCGTATCACACAGAATAACCATGTTAGAAATCAACTGCGCGTATTCCGTTTTCGTGTAATGCCGCTTAATTTACACCACCACCTTTCTATACCTGGTGATCCACAGGACCTTCGATCCGGGGACCGCCTCGAAACCATTCTCCGTTTTTCTTTGCCTACTCTTATAGGTCTGTCCTTCGATTCGAACGACGTCGCCCTCTTTGACCGGTTGCCGATTGTAGTCGCGTTTATCAACCTTACACTCTATGGTTTTGCCATTTGCCAGCGCATACAGCGTGAGCCACGGCGTCCATTTTGTATTGACCGACATTACCAGCGCCAGACCCACATACTTCTTATCTACGATGTCCACGTAACCGAGATTTTCTTTCTGGTATGAAATGCGCTCCATAATCGTCGCTGGCGGCACTTGAATCGTCGCAGCCAGATATTTCAACAAGCGAAACATATCAACCTTCGTGAAGGTTTTCTCGGATTCTTTCCCGGCGAACTGGCGAACATCCATTTCAGTGATGTATTCTCCCAGCTTCGGGATTTTGTCTTTCTTGATTTGCTGCTTACCATATACTTCTCCGAACAGGCTGTTGATTGTCAGCAAAAAGTTGACATCGCCAAATTCGGAAAAATAGTCCAGCTCGATCAAGATCTGAAGCTGCCGGGAATTGCAGGAGGTCTTTTTCGCTGCGACGAGAAGATCGATGAAGTCTTCAAACTGCTCGTCTTTTAGCGCATACAGTTCATCCGCGACCTGGGCGTTCATAAACTTGATTGAACCAATACCCTTATAGATTTCCCGTGATTCCGCGTTGCAGAAATACACCGCCTTGGAATGCCGGAATTTGGTGGGAAGTATCTGAATCCCGTGCGCTTTTGCATATCGGGTCAGAGCCAGCGTCTTTTCTTCCTTATCGACGTTGATGTTGAGCGCCGTTGTGATAAATTCAACCGGGTAATGATAGCGCAGCCAGCCAGAAACGTATC